CCCTCTGAGCTCTTCAGCGATTGCTTTGATAAGGGTATAAGAATTGACGTTGGCTCCATGTTTAATCCTCGATGACATACAAATGTTCAAATAGTCGATATAGATAATATCAGGTTGAAAGTTCTTTTTAATTTTCAATTCATTAAGAAGATGACGAAAGTTAGCTGAACCTGCACAAGCAGTTGGATATTCCTTGACAATCAACTTGCCAGTAGTTTTACCCTTAATACGAGCAATTTTTTTCTCGTACATTTCCTTGGGCAAAACTTTAAGTTCATCAAGCGGACAATCAAGTAAGTTAGCGTCGATACGTTCGGCAATACGCTCTTCGGCCATTTCAAGTGTAATGTACAATACATTAAGGCCAGCAGTCATATTGCCGGCTGCACAATGACACATGAATAGAGATTTACCAACACCAGTATTATGGGATGATACCCCATTAGTATAATACCTATGGTTCTCATGGTTTACATTGATGTCAACGATTGGAATCTTATATCCAGTTTTGATAACAGTACATTTCCTATACCTACCATCATCCATTAGAACATTAGCACCATTTACATCTTCCATTTGTGCTGCTGAAACCCAACCTACAGTAGTTTCAAATAGATGTTCTGCATTACACCTAACTAGTGCTTCCCCATCGCAAACAAGAATATATTCATCCCATTTACCTTTATCAATAAAAAAGTTTACTCCTACCCACCCATCTGGTGATGTAACTTCAACCTCATAACCACTCTTCAATAACTTATCAATATTACTGATACTAACTTCTTCTTCAATCCACTCAGACATAAAAGTCCTCTCCATATAAATAATAAATGTTCGTCACGGTACCGCAAATACCCACGAACTCTATCGCTAACAAGGAGCAACAGCATGAGTATTTATTCAACTATCTATTATAACCTATGTAATAGCAAAAGTCAACTAAAAGATAAATGGTGTAAAGATTCAGGTCTTCACAGACATCACATAATACCAGAACATTCTGGTGGTCTTGATGAAGACAATAACTTCACTTATCTTACTGTTAGAGAACATATTATAGCACATTATCTCCTCTATAAAATGAATAAGAATCCTAACGATTTACGTTCAATGAGAATGTTAGGTGCTAAACTAACACCTGAACAGAGAAGAATAGTTGGCATCTGGTGTAGAGATAATAACATTGGTTTTCACGGTGCAACTCCCGAACAAAAAAGTGAATGGCAAAATAAAGGTAGACAGACTCAAAAAGAATCAGGTGACACTAACTCATTCTATTATTGGTCAACTGAAGAAGGTCGTAAAGAGAGAGCATCATTAGGTGGTAAAGCATCTGTATCTTCAGGTAATAATAAACAGTTCGAGTATTGGATGTCACCAGAAGGTCGTAAAGAGAGAGGCAAGTTAGGTGGTGCTGCTTCTGGTAAAAAATCAATAACAAATGGGATTATAAACCGTAAACTCAAGACTGAAGAAGAACGTCAAGAGTTTATAAAGAATAACCCAGAATGGCGTATTGGTATTACTAAGAAGAAACCCTCCGGTATCTAATCACAACCTTAGTATCAGGGTGAACACATCCCGCTAGAGCAATATTAAGGGTCTTCTTAGGCAAACCGCCCTGCGTAATTTTGTTGAAGTATTCAAGATCGAATGGGACCCGAGCTTCTTTGGTGTGATAAAACTCATATCGATTTTCTGAGTCTTCGAGAAAGTCGTGCCCAATATGGGTGTCGAACGAGACAGCCAAAGCGTCGGAGAGTATTTGAGGTATGGCCCCTTTCGAGGCTTTACCTGTTTTGTCGTCAAGAATTTGGATAGATGACATAATCGCGTTGTAGATGGCCTTATCTTGACAGAACTTTTCTGTTTGATCNAGCAACCAATCAATATTTGATTCTTCATGTTTCTCTAACTTTTGAATAGATTCAGAAACTTCCTTGAAAGTCTGCTCATTTAGACCTGTCTTATTNGACAGGTCAATTGTTAGAGCTTCCTTTGTCGGAAAGGCATTATATGTAATTACATATTGAGTGATGAGTTCGAAGAGGCATCGGTCTGATTGATTTGAAAAGTAATCGCCTTTGAGGAACGGAATGGCCTTCCGAGCGTAGTTTTCATTAAACACCAAATTCGAAAAAATAGTATTTTCAAGCGCCATTTCCAGTCCTTCTTCAAAATATTTTTAAAATATACTTTTTCGGTTTTAACAACCCTATAATCATATTTTACGCTACTCGGTTGTTTCATCATCACTATCCAATATAGCACCAGTGGCCATCTTATATGTGTTTTCAATATACTTAGCAAAATCAGTAGTTTTAAACATATTTGTCCAAAACTCTTTATTGTTCACAATATCGCCAGCGCGGAAAGATGGCGTTCTTACTTCTCCAGTTTCTCTGTCAACTGTTGAATACCAACCAACCTTTGGCTTCACAACATAACCGCCTTCAAGCGCCACATCAAGTAGACCAGACCAACGATTAATACCACCTTCAAAGGAAATGGTAATTGGAATCTTTGATTTTTCCTTAACATATCGGCTCTTTTCAATATTAATTACGAAATGATAACCAACAATTTCCTTGTCTTCCTTATCCTGTTGACGACCAAGAATCCAGATATTGTCAGATCCATAATATGATCCAGTGCCGCCGCCAACTACATCCTTTGCATAAAGTTCCATTGTCTTATATGTATGATTAATAACAACCATCGGAATATCCTTGAGAGATAGATGCGGCGTAATCATACGAAATAGAGACTTAAGCTGCTTCGCTCTTGTCATATCAGCAACTGACTTGCCATCCAGCGCGTCTTCTACTTCCTTCTTTGAAGCGAGATTGCCAATAGAATCGATAAGGATCATTACATGATCTGTACGTTCGATATTTTTGATCTGAGTCATAATATCGAACTTGAGCTCTTCAATATCCGTAATTGGAGTATGTACAACAGAGTCCAAAGAAATACCGAATGTCGTGAAATATGATTGAGGAGTACCAAACTCCGAATCATAAAACAACACAATACCATCCTTATACTTCTTAAGGAAAGCCGAAGCGAGAAGCAAAGAAAATCCAGACTTGAAATGCTTCGATGGACCTGCCAACATAGTCAAACCAGGAGTAATTCCACCATCAACAGAACCACTCAAAGCTACATTGATCATCGGAACTGATGTTGGAATCATATCCTTCTTGGTGAAAATTTTACTGTCGATTAGGCTTGCAGTTAAATCTATTGTTGAGTTCTTAATAAGCTTTTCTTTAAGAGACATATTACTATCCTTCAAAAATGTAATTGTAATTTATAACAACTCTTGGATCGGATCCAGATGGATTATTACCAGCATGATAATAAGAACCATCGAACAATAAAAGCCTACCTCTTTTAGGAGAAACTTTTTCTTTCAGAGTAAACTTAGTTTTTTTAATACCATCATATTGTTCATTAAAAATATACGTATCGCCATCACAATCATTAACGTAATAAACGCCAGTTAGATAATTTTTAACTCCAACTCGTTCCATATCTACATGAGGAATAGCGTACTGATCTTTGCTCATGTGCACGCTATTCATCGTTATGTTAGCTTTTATTTTGATAATATCTTTGACAGGTTTTGGAAAGTAAAACATTACTTTGACCATATCATTAAAACGATCGGACATTATTTTCCCATCAGAAAACGCAGTGTGTACGAATTGAGAAGTATTCACTGCGTTTTCATAAACAATGTTATCTTCGTTTTTTACCTTAAGCTTAACAAAATACCAAGAAGTTTTGTTAATTATCAAATCTTCCAATGCAAGTTGGTCTGCTTCTGGCATAATATTATCAATTACTATCATATATTATTTCCACCCAATAGTCAATGTTTACGGTTTAGCCAAAGAAACTTTCCAAAGTTGATTTTTCCTCTGATTCCCAACCAATAATTTCAGTTATTGACTTTAGAGGCTCTAGAAAAGATTTATTGAACTGCATTTCACGATCAATATACTTATCTAGATTAAATTCCTCTGGCAATAGATCAGAAGTAGCAATAACAGTATCCCGAATAGGATTAGGAATTTTCAAATATGCGAACCTAATTTTATCTCCATCAGATAGAGGCGGAATATTTTTCACATTATGCTTCTTGAGCATATGATTGAACAGTAGAGCTCCCTTGACTTGGATCGGCGTTCCTTTTTTATAGATTTCTGCCGAATCTTTGTACTTGTTCAATCCCTTCAAACCGCGAGGAAAAGCAACTTCTTCGAAAGGCAATCCTTCGAACTTAATTTTGAAGTCAGAAATAAACTTCTGCAAAGAAGTTTGATCTTCATTCATAATGATTTCAAGAGCCTTTTTAATATTTTCTCTGCATGCATGCGGAGTTGAGGAACGAACTGCCTCGATTCCAGACAACTTCAACTTTGGCTTATCATACTGCACGCCCTCAACATTCCAAGCATTGAGAATATACATTTTCTTACCACGCCAAATACCCTTGTTGGCAATAGTTTCGCGCTTCATCTGCATCTTTTGCTGATAAGCACTCATCATGTCAGCAAGTTCTTTATAACAAACATCAAGATAAGGCTGAATTTTCTTTTCACAGAACTGATCAATTATTTCAACAGCCTTCAACTCGTCCACATTTTCGGGAATCATTTTTTCGAAGGTAACATAAATAGAGTCTGTATCTGAGGCAATAACATAATCAACATCTGTTGTTTTACAGAGTTTGTTCATAAACTGATTCATTTTATTGATAATGAATTTAATAGTTAATTGACCCGATGAAGTAATAGACTCTGCATTATCAAAATTAAACCAACGAAAATAAACATTTGATAAAGCCCCATAAAAGCTGTTGAGTTGAATTTTTTTGGCCATTTGGAGATTATTATATCTAGAAACTAATTTTTCATCTTCTTTACTTTTGGTTTTCTCATACTTCTTTTTGGCCTCAATCATCAATTTTTTATATTTTGACCTATCATCAAACATTTTTTGCATAAGAGCTGTTGCAAAACCATGAGAATCATTTTTATATAAACACCCATTAGCTGTCAATGAATAACCTTCTATTTTTGGTATTGTTTTATTTTTAAAAATAAAAGAGTTATCATAAGATTCAGATTGAATGTTATCTAACATTTTTTCCAGCGTATATAATTCTTCATCAGTTAAATTCTTTAAAATATTCATTTCTCCACCTAATTGCTCTGGTCACATTAGAATTTATTCGGCCGTCTTTAGCGTAATAATTTTGATTAGATAACCATTTATTAAATTCTTCATCACTCATATTAATATATTTGTATTTGGTCCTTTTTCTTTGCTCGGATATTTTTTCTGATTTTTCTTTCGAACAGGGCGCCGATGCTCTATTTTTAGGGTAATTTATTTTCATACCAGTCTTTTTTCGTTTCATTTTCTCTATACCTTCAAGTATAGTTTTTTTATCAGCGCCGAAATAAGACTTTCCAATCATATCAACTCTTCTTTTTCCTTTTTTAGATTCAAATACTGCGGTTCTAGCCGAATCGTAAAGATAAGAATTGTTGAAAGTTTTTTGTCTATAAGTATCGCCTTTTCCGTAAATCATCCAATGAAAGGCCATGGCCATTTTTCTGGTTTTTTCATCTTTTGGTCCGTAGCGTTTACGAAATATTTTCCATAAAAGTTTATGCGAAATATAATGTTCTCTTAATGTTAGAGGAACTGTAAAATCGTTTTGACCATATATTGATACCGGAAAAACATGATGATATTCGTATAATTTTTTATCTATTTCTTTTCTATTTTTCGCTCTTTTGATAATCAAAATATATTGTTTTAAATAGTTCATAAAAATTTACTCCTTTTACAGAGTATTTAGATCAAACCTCTTCTATTTTTCTCTTCTTGAATCATTTTCTTAACAGTTTTTTTGTCTATCATTTTTTCCGGACTTATATTATATTGTTGAATCAAGCTTGGATAGAGAGATGTCAAATCGAACGAAACCACCCACTTACTCAATCCGAGCCTAGGTTCCTTGACGTATCCACCAATCAGGTTATCAAAATCATTTTGCTTCTTAAACTGAGGAATAACAATTCCCTGATCAAGCAGATAATTATGGATAATAACGTCCCAAGGCCGAACAGTTGTCATTGTGTCATTGTAATTGACCTTGGCATCATAAGCCAGTGCCATTACCTGTTCCAAAAACTTCATCTTATCATCAAGACGCTCGACAAGAACACAGTCATGAATATTATATTCAATGAACTTTTGAAAGTTATTTTTGTAAAGATCAAGAAGGTTGCCATATTCAGAATAATCAATTTTCTTTTCGCCCAATTCAATTTGAGCAATATAATCTAGCTTATAACTTTCCTGATTACCGAAAGTGAACTTGCGATACAACTGGTAATAATCCATGACGGAAATACCCGCTGGCGAAAAGCTCTGATTTTCCTTACCACGAAACTCAACTGTCTTTTCATCAAGAATACCATAAGGAGAAAGTTTCTTTGCTTCCTTTTCATTGAACAAATTACGAATACGATTTACCAGATAGGGAATATCGAAAAACTCAATATTCCATCCAGTAACAATATCAAGTTCAAGAGCCTGCCAACAGTTCAAAAACTTCTGAAGAAGTTCGTGTTCATCNTTGCACTTAAGATAATAAGTTTTNCCATCCAAAGGCGTGAAATCGCCACAACCAAACACAAAGTTCTTATTGCGATTTCGAATTGTAATTGCCGTAATTTCTTTATCGGCCTTCTGAATATNAGGAAATCCTTCATCAGCGGCACACTCAATATCAATTGTGCCAATATTTACGAGAAGAGGGTCATAATCGATGTCGCCCTTAAACGTGTCGTAAATATATGTATACTGAAAATTATTGAACCCGAAAATTTCAAAGTTAGAAACATCTTCATATTTCTGAATGAAATCTCTGGCTTCTCGAATACTGTCGAACTCTAACTTTGCAACAGCTCTGCCATCAAGAGTTTTATACTTACCGTTCTGCTTGTTGATGAACATGTAAGGCTTATAATGAACAACATCATTAATGCGCAGACCTTTATCAAATCCGCGCATGTAGATTTTGTCGCCACGTTGAAATACATTCGTGTAAAACATAATTTCTCCTTAAAAGCGTCCGGCATATGCCCACAGACGCCACCTCAATCAAGTATTATAGTGTAATTAGTTCAATTAATCAAGCAATACTTCAGGTTATACCGTGTTCTTTCATATCGGCATAAGGGTCATAATCAACTGGAGGATACCAAGTACCAGCAAATAATGCATTTTGACGGAATACAGGCACTCTTTGTACGTGATCCCAATCATGAAAAGTATGCTTTTGATTGGGCGTTCCCCAATCGATACCGGAAATTAATCCAACCTTCTTACAAAGGTCTTGAAAGAATGCGTAATCTTCACCCTTTGGATCATACTTACCATTAACTATCATTTGAAGATCGCAAGCAACGCCATAACCATGACAACCAACTTTTCTAAGTTGAGTCGCACCGTTTTTAAANCATTGTAGTTGACGAGCCTGCGAACGATAAGTTTCGCCGACTTTAAGTTCATGACCAGCTTCATGAGCCAGAACTATGAGCTTTGCAACTGCCGCTCTTGTGCCTGGTTCGAGCAAAGAAACATCTCTAATTGTTTGCGTCGAATTGAATCTATTATCTTTTTTAATAACATCAGTGTAAAATGACATAGTAACCTCCTTTAGAAACCATAATAATATTTATGGTTTCAGAACGCTCTTGAAGGAATTCTTTCTGCCATTTCTTTTAGTGATGAAAAATAAACAGTAGTTAAAATTTCACCGCGTGTAATACCAATATCATTAAGTTCTCTATCAGAAAGATTATTCAATTCTGCCACTGCCTTATGGTATCGTACAACCTTAGTCAAATTTTCAACAATGTAATTTAGAAAACGAGGAAAAAACATTTATATCTCCTTAAAAGAAAAGGGGCCGAGTTTCCCCAGCCCCATATGGGTTAAGACTTAGCCTTGTGCGTTTCCAACTTAGTTTTTGTATTAGACTCAGCAATATCAATCTTACGAGGTTTCTTATGCTCCGGAATGATATGTTCTAGCCATACCTTTAATAGTCCATTGACCATTTCGGCATTATTAACAACTACGTTGTCAGCCAGAGAAAAGGTACGAGTAAACGCTCTATCAGAGATGCCTTTGTGCAAGTATGATACGTCAATTCCGTCGTTAGTGAGTGTATCAAGAGTTGTTTCCCCCTTAATAATAAGCTTGTTATCTTCAAGTGTAAGTTCAATATCCTGCTTCGCAAAACCAGCGACAGCAAGTTCAACAACATACTTGTTGTCGTCAACTTTCTTGAGATTAAAGGGAGGATAGGGAGCGTTTGCAGATTTGGATAATGCGTCGATAGTTTCCAACATCTTTGATGTAAACTTGTCTGAACCGACAAAAAACTTATCAAACTTGGCAAGATCTGCAAAAGTATGTGTGTGATTTACGTTATACATTTCATTCTCCTTATTATAAGCGAGTTTTGATTCTAGTATCCCATTAGGCGATACTAGAATTATTTATATTGTGACGCGATAAATTAGTTCAACTTTTTTCCAAAAGTTTCTTTTGCATACACAAAAATATCATTATTTTCGTAGTCATATGTATAGAAAGGAGTCATATTGGCTGCTTTATATTCCGCGCCAGCAGCCAATACTTTCGAAAACCCATTGTTGGGTTCGCCGCCATCAATCATATCCTGAGCAGCTTCTTCAACTACTTTCTCAGTGAGAAGAATTTGATACTTCATTAATCCCACAAACCTCTAAATGTATAAATACTATTTTTAATCATAGGAATCATGTTAATTCCTTACACTTATCTTATTGGTTGGTCAAAATTAAACAAATATTATTATGGAGCAAGATGGCATTTTGATAATTGTAAATCAATCCCAAAGTGATCTGAAATATTTACCGAAAAGAATCAAAGCTTTCTGAACCTTGGCGTTGTATTCGGTATACTTCCCCATATCCAACTTATCATTATCATAATAATTATCACGACCTTCATCTTCGTCAAGAATCTGTTCAAAAGCCCAAATCATTTGATTCATGGCCCATTCCCAACGCTTGTGATGAAACTCATCTGTTTCCCATTTGTTTTTCTTGGGAGGAGCAGAAGTAGAACGTAGCTCTTCTGGAACATCTTCATCATCAACATGAGACGATCCGTGATTGGTTTCCTTAAGCTGTTTGAGCATAGGAAGAATAATGTAAGCAAGAGTGTGGTCCATATTCCAAGTATCATACTTGTCGATACGAACCTTAACTTTGCGAGGGCGATTGATCTTATTGATCGTTGCGTTTAAAACTGATTGAATTGAGTCTACCCCCTTTTCAATCAGCTTATCAACCCAAGTGTAATCACTATCATCAATTTCCCAACATGGCTGATTGTGGTTATATTCAATCCACTTATCAAACCACTTATAAAGTTGAATTGAATTAGGATATGGTCCAATAATCACGCGCATAACAAACCTCTTTTTAAGGAATAATAACTTTACGATTTGTATCTGTGGGAGCAATGCTTCTAATAGTCCAAAAATCAGAACAAAGGTCGGCATTAGTTATATACTCATAGGGAAAATAACAATAACCTTTGTCACCCCAACTATCGCTCCAACTGTTAAGAACAGTAAATTTTCTGGTTGAGTCATCNTATCCNACAATNAGAATAGCATGACCACCAGCTGACTGAGAATTTNGATTTGGCATCGGAACTATACCAGTTCTGGCAACAGTATCGCCCTCAAATTCTTCGTAAATGTTAGCACCGAATACTACAGGATAACCTTCATACAAACACATTTTAATTTCGTTTTCAGTCTGTTCAACAGTCATATATTGACTTGCTTCATCCTGAATAGCATCTTTGTATGATTGATCAGAAGGTTTAATTGTAAACTGATTTTCATTGTAAGGCCAATCAGCTTCCACTGGCGCGCCATAAGTACCCAACACTTTGGCACCATCTCTTATCTGCGCGCCATCATCGCTATTAACAGTTCCTTCCATTAATCTCTCGTTATAGTAAACGAACAAACGAGATAATCTCATATCAGGAAGACCCTGCTTAATTCTGGCAACTCTTTGCGCCATAGTTAAAGCATGAGCAGTACAAGAACCTAACTGACCCTGATCCAATACTTCCGGAATGATATGTCTCAAATCAACAGAGGCAGGTAGATTTTTATAAACTGATGGGTTAACAGTCTTTAATTTATAATCTCTATGATCTGGTACTGATTTTTTCCAACCGTAGTTTCTAATTGTCATAGTGGCGCTCCTTTGTATGACCGCCACTATTTATAGAAATTACTTTGCAGAAGGAACAGCTACCTTCGGTACAAGATTAATCAGCCCTTCAATAATGCCTGGAGAAACAAACATAGGCAGACCATGCTTATCCATACCATTAGCCAGACCACGCTGAACGTCAAGCTGAGCAGTTGCCTGTAGAGTTGCCATAACTGGTCCAAGCTTGGCAGCTTCATAGAAGTTATTAACTGTACGCTGAACTTCACTATCAAACTCGAAAGTATCTGCCCAACCAATAAAGTTAATGGTGATACCATAGTTCTTGAAGTAGGCCTTCACATTCTTTTCAATGTCGTCCATCATTGGCACGTAATCTTCATTGGCCTTATCAAAAGTGCGACGACCAATTTCATTACAAACCAAGGTCTGAACCTTCTTGCGGCCAACATCGTCCATTACCGCCCAAAGGCTACGGCCATAATAAACGCTCTGGAAGATAATCACTGGATCGCTAGAGTTTCCCTTCGGCTGCTGAACACCGAAATTATAAAGAAACTTGGCCGCATCCTGTTCGCTAACACTAGCCGCAATACTAACACCGGCAGTAATATTCAGACCATCCTTGGACTGACAAGGAAAAGACTGGTCGCTGTTAGAACTACCACGATCCCGCGACTTTACCCATTCATGGGAGTAAGGTGTACGGTCCACGATATACAGACGACCAGTAGGGACATAATAATCCCAACCATAATACCCGCCAGTATTGCTCAACTTGGCATGGGGAATAACGAAACGCTTGGAAGCAATCTTACGCTCATTATAATAATCTTCACTTTCGAACTGAGACTGAGTATCCTTGTTCGCACCAACATCAGGGACCCAGAAAGCTGTTTGATTGGGAAGAATAGTATAAACTTCAGTCTTATCAGCAGTATCAACGTAAGCATATGCTCGATTGGGCTGATAAGCAAAGATTGCCAAAGCAAGAGCGCCCGTTGTCATGGCGACAAAGAAGTTCTTGGTAGGCTTAACCCAAATCGCAATTAGAACAATGAACAAAGCAATACTAAGCAGAGCATTCGCTCCACTAAACAGAGAAAACGTATACATTGTTGTCAGATAAGCTGCATCGCTATTGGCAAACTGATTACCGGCAGCTTGCCCAGTAATAAGAGTGGCAATGGGATTGTAAAGATTCATCAGAAACCCATAAATTACCAAAGCGAGAAAGCTACCAAAAATACGACTAATCATTTCATTCTCTTTCATATTATAGAGGTTAAATCAATTGGTAAACGAAAAATAAAATGCCTGAAGATAATAACTAATCAGTAGCTCTCAGACTTAACAACTTCAACATGCTTAAACTCATAACCAGCAGAACGAAGAAGCTTCTCGAACTGCAGTACCATCATATCAATTGTAATATCAGTTCCATCAAAAGTCAAATTGTAATATTCGTCAGGAAATCCGACATTTCCATAACCATTTGACGCGTAGGAAAAGGTATAAGAAACAGTTGGCTTATTATTCATCACAAATCCCCTCATTGATAATACGTTTGGCCTCTTCAGAAGTAAAGTAATACTTCATAAGAGTTTCCATTGCACTTGCAAGGCGTAGACTATAAATCAAATCTTCCTTTACATAATCAGGAAGGATTTCTTTATTTTGAAGCTTACGAATTTCCTTAAGGTTCATTCGATAATCTTCAACTAATACTGATTTGAACAGACCAGTAACTAGTTCATAATCTAAATCTACATTCATCACTTCACCTCATGTACTTCATGAATTTAATTGGACCTAAACGAAAATAGCTATATGGCCTGGCACCATACATATATCCGCCACCATTGAATCGAAATCCACGATCAAACAAATTCCAACGATCCCAACCAAGCCATATCGCCTCGTATTTTCCAATAATCATATTATACCCTATTTCACGTAGAAGTCAAGTTAGACGCTGTAATTCTGGGCGGCGACCAGTGGTCGGACATTGTGGATTATTACATACATATCCGAATGCAATTGGGTTACCCAGAGCATCTGTAAAACTTATGCCACATAAAATACAAACATTAGTTGTCGTCTGTGCTCGAGCGCCCTCCCATGGATTCAACTTTTTATGGTCTGCCGGTTCAACTCGGGCAAACGCAATACCATCCTTAAATCCGTCTTTATAACCTTGCTTATAATCATCGCTCATTATTATTTCCTTCGCTTACTCTTAATAAAATCTTCGATAGATTTCGGCATATAATCGTTCACTTCAACACAACAATTAATATACCGCTCATCCTGAATTAGACCACGATGATTGCCATGATGCACGTGACCATGGAGGTTAAACTTACGCTTATACAGAGAACTTTCATGGACCGGAACATGCGTAAGAACGCAATCGAAATCCTTAAACTCACGCCATAGCATAATCTTCTGGAAATTATCCTGAAGATAAGAGCTCTTGGCATTATCATGATTACCAAGGACCAAACGCTTTCGCCCCCGAAGCCTATTAAGAACTTCGTGGCCCTTACCAAAATATACATCACCCAGATGATAAACGATATCATCATCCTTGACAGTCTTATTCCAACGTTCAATCATATACTCATTCATATGATGAACATCATGGAAGTCACGAACCTTACTGCCATCATTATTGATGAAATTAAGGATGTTTTCATGACCAAAGTGTGTGTCAGAAATAACAAAAATGTTTTTAGTCATACCAACGCCTCCTTTCTCTTTATGGTATATTTCATACCTTTATTTGCAGGAATTAACCCCTTATGTGACTCGCTTAATTTTAATAGCAGCAAAGAACAATAGTACATCAAAGAACAAATCTGGTACTAACTATTTATAATGAGATATAATTAATTAATTTTAATTATCAAAACATTCTGTATCGTATACTTTATTACCATCATGATCATAAGCGACAACACAGTTCTGATCCAGAGTCTGTACGAAATGCTTGCTTCTTTCAGCGATAAAAGCCGCTCCAAGAATACCGAGACCAAGAACACTG